GTTGCCACGTTGCAGTGGCAACCGCCTTCACCTGTCAAAAGCATTTGCAGCGTCTCCGCCTTCCCATGCCACGCACGGATGCGCACATGCTGCCCACCCACCCAGATCGGCGGCACTTCCTTGTCGCCCACTAGATCCCACAGCTTCATCTCTTGCGGCCCATCGCCCAGCATCTCCTCGCCGCTGCTCTCCACACCACGAAACACCGCCGAATCGATCAAGCTCATCAGCTGCGCCGCCGGTGTATCATCAAACAGCTCATCCTTGATGCACGGCGCATGGTATTCTCGGAACCCAAACCGCGTCGCGTTCTTCCCGTCCTCATAGACCTTCAACTCCTCGGGAATCTGCCACTCGTTCAGCAGCCAGTGCAGATAGCACGGCAGCTCCCGCTCCATCACCTCGCGGAACTCCTTTTGGTTTTCGATGCTGTTCGTTGTGATGATCGGCAGCGGCCGCGCCGCACAATGAAAAACCAGCACCTTGTCGCCAAAATCCGCCGTGATGATCGGCAGCGACCGCAGCTTATCTGGATCGTCATTCACCGAGATCGTCAGCCGCCAATAGGGCGACACACTGCACGGCTCCGTCCGCATCAAACGCATCCGCTGCGACGGATTCGCCACCACCTGCTTGATCTTCTCCGCGAGACTCGTGCGATCCACCGTGCGCTGCGACGGCGTCGGGATCTCCGAAAGCATCAGGTGCTCCGCCGCAAACACATCCCCGTTAAACTCATCGCTCTCAAACAGAAACTTTGCCGGGTCACAGTAGCGCCCATAACCACCGAGCAACGGCGTGATCACCTGCTCCTGAAGTCGATTCTTCCCGCAACCACGCGGCCCCGCCAAGATCATCGCATGCCCTTGACGCCAATGCCCAGGCTCACCGCGCCGGATGCTATCCGCCGCCACTTGGCACCACGAATGAAACCACGGCGTTTGATCAATCCCACCCAGCTCCCGACGATCGAGCTGTCCCTCAATCAGCGCCCGCAGGTGGCTCCAGTCGCCCTCACGCGGCTCCACCAGCTTCGGAGCCTGCTTCACCAGCACTCGCTCCCCGCTGTCCAGCGTGTAAATCTTCGACATATAGCCCGGCAGCGACGGCAGCACCTCATCGAGACTCCGATGCTTCCGCACGTGCAGCATCACTCGCTTCGCCTCGCTGAGCATCTCATTCTCCCTCGCCTTGATCGCGATCATCCGCCCCGGCAGGCTCCGCATCGCATCGATCGTCGCCTGTTGGGGCCAGCGTTGTCACCGACCATCCGCGCTCTGCATCATGAAGTTGTCACCATCCCCGCTGCGCCAATACATCCGCATCTCCTCCGCCACCGCCGCCTCATCAAACACCTTCGGAGCCTCCGCATCACCAGCCACAAACGACGCAGGCCCGTCCTCGGCAGGTTTGCTCACCTTGCCGCGACGAGGATTCTTCGGCTCCTTCGATGTCTGTTTTTTTGCCACGTGTGCCCTTTGGTGTTTGGTTGAGTTGTTGGTTGCTCGCTTCGTTCCCTGTCATTCAAAAATCCCAGCACGTGAACGCCTCGCGCACATCCGCGCTCGTCGTCACGTCCTCGCTGCACTTCGCCAGATCGTTCAGATCCTTCACCGGCGAGCCATCCCGCATCACCAGCCCTGGCGTCAAAATCCGCACCGCCGCGCCATCGATCTCGCGCCTGCCCCAGGCCGCGATGTCCTCCGGTTCGTAGCGCGGTCCCACGCAAACCGTCTCCACCGCCGCGCCCACCTCCGTGAGCTGCGCCCCCCACCGCGCCGCCGCCTCCATCCCCGGCATGCTCCGCTTCTTCGGCTTCATTCCCTCCTCGATCACACCGTCCTTCAGCGGGTCCGCATCCACCATGATCCGCACCCTCTTCCCTTTGAAATACGGCAGAGCCTCGGCATGCAGCCGATTCCCCGCCCCCAGCATGCACACCACCGCCACGCGATCCAGCATGCGATGCCGCAGGAGGAAATGATACGCCGCCAGCATGTCCGGCCCACCCTCCACCAGCATCACCGCCACCTTATCGCCGATTATGCTCGCGCCCACCGGCCAGCTCTTCCCGCGCGTGCTCCACGCCTTGATGCTTCGCCCCTCGCTGATCTCATACAGCGCATTATCCAGCCGGCGAAACTCCGCCACCCGCCGCGTCCGATCAATCGCGCACCAGCTCGGAAACGTCTCCTCCGCCACGCAGTTCGCCTTATCCAGCGCACAGCCATTCCGACCATGCACCAGGCACCGCGGCAGCCACACGCCATTGGATCGGCGATACAAAGGCCACTGCGAAAAAGCCATCCGCGCAAACCGCCGCGCCGCCATCCACACCGCCTCCGCATCCAGCCCACGTTTCTGCGCCACCATCTCGCACTCATGGCGTTTCAGATGACGGAGTGGCGGCAGCTCAGGCGGTAGCTGCGACTCATCAAGCACCCTTTCCGGCTGCCGCGCCACCGGCCGCTCCGTGCGCGGACCGTAGTCGATCCCCTCGCCCACACTCACCCCCGCCTCACGCGCCAGATCCATCAGCGCCTGTTTGAAATCGCACCCCTTCACCGCCATCCAAAACGCGATCACATCCCCATCCCAGCCACAGCCAAAGCAGTGCATCCTGCCCCGAAACGCGTTCCCGCCGCCGATATTAAACGACGCCGACTTCTCCGCATGAAACGGGCATGGCGCGGTGAAGTGCCCCTCCTTCACCCGCTTCATCCCGCCCACCTGGCACCACTCCGCCACCCGCACCGCATCCACACGGTCCAGCACCTCCATCTTGATGTCTTCAAAGTCGCGCATCATCTTCGTTCGTGGTTCTTACTTCGTTGTTCACGCTTCATCCCGCCTCACAGCATCTCAAACAGCACACCCTGCCGCGTCGCGTTCGCCAGGTTCTCACACGCCGTCTTGAAATAGCTCTCCTTCAACTCCGCGCCGATGAATCGACGCCCCATTTGCAGCGCGCAGTATCCCTCGCTGCCGATGCCAGCAAAAGGCGAAAAGATCAAGTCATCCTCCGCGCTCCACAGCGTCAGCGCACGCTCGATCACATCCAGCTGCAGCGGGCAGATGTGGCGCTCGTCCTTCGACTCACTCGCCTCGCGGCCGTTTAGCACGCGCCCTTGATCCACCGTCATCCACACCGGGCTCGCCAGCTCCTGCCAGCGATCCAGCGGCAGCGACTCCACCGTGTGCGTGATCGGCTTCGGATTCACGCCCGGCTTGCGAAACACCAGCAGATAATCCGCACTCCCGACACGGCTCTTGCTGCTATCCGATCTCAGCGTCTTGTAGAGCAGTCCATGCGCCTTCGTGCGCTGCATCTCCGTCACTGGATCTTTCCAGATGCACACCCGCGAATGCAGCAGCCATCCCCGCTCCCGAAACGCACTCGCGATCGCGCCCGAAAAGTCTTTGAACTCAATATCGCCATCCTTCCACTTCGTCGCCAGCAGGTCACAGCAATGCACCGCACACTCACGGCCCGGCATAGTGATCCGCATCAGCTCATCGATGAGGTAGCCAAACTGCTCCATGAATCCCTCCATGTCCTTGCAGTTGCCCATGTCCTGCACGTCCGACGAATAAGTGAACAAATCCGCAAACGGCGGCGAAAAAACCGCCATCCCCACGCTGTTGTCCGCCAATGTTTTCGCCACGCGCACGCAGTCGCCGTGATACATCGTCCAGTTGTCGCCGAGTCGTTGTTTGATCTCTGTGTTCATAATCGTGATGTTGGATTGCCCTGCCAAAGTCTCCTTCGTGAAGCGCATCAGCTCGCGCATCGTGTTGTGCTGCTCCGTTTTGCGCATGATCGCTGCCATCACGCCATCCTCTGTGTCCGCTTGCACGATGTAGCGCCGCACCGTCCGCTGCTGGCCGAAACGATGGATGCGCTTGCCAGCCTGGTAAAATCGCTCGTAGCTGTGAGTCATCCCCACGTAGATGTCGTGGCAGCAGTGCTGCCAGTTCAGCCCGAATCCCGCGATGCTCGGCTTTGTCACGATCACCCGCGCCTGCCCCGTTTGGAAAAGGTGCATCTTCCGCTCCTTGTGCTCCGGCTTGTCAGATCCCGTCACCTCCGCCGCATCCGGGATCGCCAGCGCCAGTTCGTTGCTCTCCTCATTGCTCTCCGTCCACACGATGAACTGCTCCGCCGTCGCATTCACGATCTTCGCCGCGGCCTCCACCCGCTCCTTCATCGTCCGCCGCATCTCCTTGTGCAGATTCGTCGCCGACGTGTTCGCCGTGCGGAAAAGCTCAAAGCCATCATCCGCCCGATGATCCACATGCACCGTCACGATCTGCGTCTCGATCGGCGGCAGCTCATAGCCCTCATCACTGAATCCCAAATCGCTCGGCTTGCTCACACATGCCGCCCAGGACGAAACCCACCGCCAAAACGCCTCTTCGCTGTGCCCCTTCAGCCTCCACGTCCCCGTGTCGAAGGTGTCGTTAATAAAATACGTCGCCAGCATCTCCGCCGGCTTGCAGATGCCCAGGAAGTCCGCGTGCTGGCCCAGCTCCGTGAAATCATTCGGCGCAGGCGTCGCCGTGCAGCACAGCCGGAATCGCGTCCCTTCAAACCGCTTCGTTAGCAATTGCCGAGTCTTACCCGTGAATGATTTCAGGATGCTTGATTCATCCAGCACCACGCCGCCGAACGCCACCTCATCAAACTTCTCCAGCCGTTCATAGTTCGTGATGCAGATGCCCGCGCCCTTCACCTCCTCCGGCTCGCGCACGTGGCGGATCGTGATGCCAAACTTCTGCCCCTCCGCCACCGTCTGCTCAGCCACCGCCAGCGGGCACAGGATCAGCACCGGCATCTGCACATGCTCCGCCACCTGCCGCGCCCACTCCATCTGTTGCAGCGTCTTGCCCAGCCCGCAGTCCTCAAACAAAGCCGCACGGCCCTGCTTCAAGGCCCACCGCACCACTATCTTTTGCCACTCAAACAGCGGCGCATGGATCTCCAGCGGCTCAAAACCCGCCGCCTCCACCGGCCGGATCTTCCGCATCACATAATCATCGTATCTCAGCTTTCGATCACTCATAAAAAAAATCTCCGTTTCAGGTTCCCCATTGATTCGCTTCGCTCCCCTTCGGGCTCACTTCGTTCGTCTGTCTCGCTTCGCTCGGCTCCTCATTCTTCATTCTGGTTTCCTCATTCCCGCGCAGCGGCCACCCCCAGCGCCCCCTCACACTCGCTCAGCGCCTCCTCCATCTCCTCCGCGTTCCCCTCGCACAGCGCCA